CTACTGTATTAATACCATTAGATTTCTCTAATATGCCATATTGACTTAAATCAGCCAAAATAACATCACCTTTAGAGCCAAGTGTCTTAGCATGCTCGGTATAGATAATTGGTTTACCCAATAAAGTACCATAAGGCGCTCCAGCCAATCCATTTGGCGGAGTGTAAACTAAGAAATTACCAGAACCCATTGTTAAACTAAGTAACTGTGGAATTACAGTCGGATTAATTAACCAAACACCACTATCTTTACCTTTGAAGCGAGCATATTGCTTAATTAAGTTATTCACATTAACAGTATTGGCTACCTGTGAATCCTCTTTAGCTATCGTAATAAGACAAGGTGCATTTAAAATACCAAGTGGTTGATTAGCACCAGTTCCTACCAGAATATCCTTATTACGTCTCCAACGTAAAACATCAGAGAACTTAGTCATAAGAAATGGTTCAAGTGTAACTGGGCTATCTTCAATCATTTCATTAGGGACATGTACAAGAGCAGCCAGTTTTTTAAGTTTAAAATTAATACGCCCAAAACTTGGTTGAGAGCCAGTAATTTGCGCAGCTTCTTCTGTATAGTAAGTCTTTACTCCACCGTAAATATTAGATGAATGATCATCATCTTTTACAGTTGGGAAAGTAAGATTATTACTGGTAGTAGGCATACGCATGGTGCGATTATAAATTTCATCCCCTTCAATCGATTTTTCCCAGATTCGCTGCGAAAATGCTCTTGGTATTAAAGCACCACCTTCTGAATTAACACCAGTATTGAGTGCCTTAATACGTTTATCATTCGGGTTAGATGCTACTGTTTTGACAAACTCACTAAAGTTTTCAAAATCACCTTTAGCTTTCATATCTTCTTCTCGTTCTGAAGCGCTTACCTGAATATCATCAAGTTTATCTGTTAATCCAGAAACTGTCTTTATGACTTCATCATTTACGCTTTTCAGACTTTCTTCTAAAACTTCCTTAGTCAAAGGAGTTTTTTCTTTTTTATCAGCCATTATTTCCTCCATTTATATAAAGTATTCAAATGTTCCTGTTAGCTCTTAAATCTAACTCCAGAACTATACTTTTCCTGTTAATTTAGCTATTTCATTTGTTATATTCTTTTTATAATTATCAAGAAGATCACTTACATCATCTAAAGTAAGACCCTTTTCTTCCATTTCTTCTTCTTGTTCAGAATCAGCTTCATCCTGAGCTTCCGATAATGCTTTAATTAGCATATCGAGTTTTTCATTTGTCTTATTAATACCATCTGCAAGATTTTTTAATTCTTCATTCATCTCTTCTTCTCCTAATCCTAATTCTTGAAACATTTCATTAGAAAGTTTTATATCACCAGATTTAACACTTAAGGTTAAGGCATCTGGATTACACGCAACAGGCACATCACTATGTTCTAATAGATAAGTCTTGGTATAAATTCTATTTGCTTCTTTAACGTTATTCTCATCCATAGCATATTTAGTTGAAATATCTTTAGCTACTTTATCATAATTATCATCACCTTTATCTACCCATTCAATAGGAATGAATCCAATGCTGGCTGCTAAAGGATGACCGTCTTTGTGCATATTATAAACATCATTCGCAAGTTGATGATTAGCATATTGTTGTTTAGCCAAAATACCTTTATGGTCGGCCTTAATCCATTCGTCAGTCCCTAATGGTAACACAGGATAACCGCCGCCCCATATAGAACTACCATGATTATGTCCCCAAAGAAACTTTTTACTTTTTCTAAAATCAGTTAAGTCAACACCTGCTGGATCGATAATCTCTCCATCTCTATCAACGCTAACTGTGCTTACATATTTAATTACAGATCGATCTTGTTTAACGATATCAACTGCTTCGCCATCATAGCCCTTGCTCACAAATTCTACATTATCAGCTTTTATTTTTAATCTTTTAGCTAATTCTTTAGCCTTAGGTTTATCAAATTTAGATATATTAAAACGTTTAGTTATCAAAGATTTATTCATTATTACCTCCATCCGTATTCCCCGCTTCAGCTCGCCAGGCAGATAGCGGTTGAGTATTTATAGGCGTTAATGGATCATCCAACCCATCTATTGGTTTTTCGCCTTCTTCACCACGTATTTCGTTACGTGTCTTAATACCATTTATGACAAACTTAATTTGTTTTTCTAATAATAAAGCTCTATCCTCTTTATCAGGATTTTCAAAAGCGCAAAATAGTTTAGTATCGAATTCACGTGCTATATTACTTAATTTAGCTGCTATGATTTTCATTCTTGGTAATAAAGAATCTCTGGAATAAGCTCTATAAGCAGCTTCAGCATTTGCTTTATTGACATTATCAGCTGTTAACATAGCAATAGGAACATCATATGCAGCAGCTATCATATCACGAACTATTTTCCTACCTTCATGATAGCTCATTTCTTTAGGTGAATTAGAAACATTTGTATACTTCAAACCCTTTGTTAAAAGTGGTGCTTTACCTGCATTCTTAATGCCATAAAAATTCTCTTTTATCTCTTTTTTAATTCTTTCAAATTCATTTTTATTAATATTTTCTTCTGTTGTAAATATTCCAGATAGCTCACCCATATTCTTAAAAATAGCATTTTCATATTTATTCATATTAAGATGTATCTCAAATATCTGTTCTAAATGTGATATTGGCGCTTTACCTTTATTTGGATTAGAATAACTTGGATATTTAAAATGACAAATATTTTTAGGTTTAATCCGATATTGATAAATACCATCGTTATATAAATATTCTATATTTTCACTGTTCTTACGTTGTCCAATTGTCATATATTGTGGTGGTAATACATGAATTTTCTTTGGTAATCCTAATCTGTCTCTAACTAAATACCAATAAGCATTGCCATCTAAATCTAAACCCATTGTAGTAAGATAAATAACTTCTTCATAAGTTAAATAATCATTAGGTTTTTTAAGTAAATCTAAGAAACGATGTTCAGTAATTTCATCAACAAAATAAGATTTGGTATAATGATTACCATATGTTGTTTCTAAATTATATTTTTGCAATGCAGTTATATTACGTTGTTGAACACTATAAGGATTATCTTGATTGGGTCTGGCTACATATAGTTGTACTGGATATTTCATAACCCCAAGACTGTTTTTATTGGCACAAATATAAACCCAATCTTTATTGCGCTCAATAAGATTGCCCATTCTGTTGAATGTAAAATCACCAGAAGGTACATATTTACCAGCAAACCCAATCTTTTTTTCAGATGGTTTCGGCTTTAAGAAATCAAATAAACCCATTTATTACCTCTGTAAAATATTTTACGTGTCAAAAATAGAAGTAATTAATTAATTGTGTCAAGTAAAACATTATTATAAATAAAAAAAATAATATTAGAGAGAATAGACTTGTATTTTACCAGCTTCTTGTAACATACTCGTATAAACAAAATACCTTAAAGCTGAAAATAAGTCATCAAATAACTTAACTGGTTCTTCTGATAGATCTCCAGCTTTACCTTCCTTCCATTTATAACGCTCTTGTTCATACATAAAATTTTGGTCATTTTTAAGAAAATAAAGATTATAGGATTTAAGTAGATTTATGCCTTCTATTACTGAATGTTGTCCTTTTTTACAGGGGATAATATTATAACCAGCTTCTTTAATTTGTTGTATAGCGTCAGGTCGTTCATTATCTGCTATAATTTTATCTTGTTTGCTTATATTGGAAGCATTTAAAAATTTAATAGTATCTTCAACTGTTTTTTCGGTTTCATAATATAAAGATTTGGCAAATATATTCTGTCCTTTAATACCAACCCAACATAAAGCAGTAGGATGATTATGCCCAAAATCAAGTCCATATCCTTCTATTTTAAAATCTTTATCAGGGAATTTATCAATATAATTAACATCTGGGAATATAAGTCCTGAAATATCAGCATATAACCCTAAAGCATAAATTTTATGATATGCTTGATCTTGATGTATCATATTTTCTAAAGAGGCTATATATTCTGGCTCAAGATATTTATTATCTTTATAAGTGGTATGGATTACTGATTTATAAGTTGGATAATCTAATATTTCGCCCTTATATTTGATTTTATTAATTACTTTCTTACGATAGCTTAAATGCTGGTCATCTATATAATCATATTTATAAGTCCATGAAGTTTTAATGGGATTATAGCTGGTCATAAATTGTGGATAACTTTTAAAACGTGGTCTAAGGCGTAATTTAAGCTGTAAAATATGACTGTATTGTAATTGATTAGCTTCTTCTACCCAAATAGAAGTAACCTTTTCAATAGATTTAATTTTACTTTAATCATATATTCCAGCAAACATTATCTCATTGCCATTCG